GTCTAAATGGTCTTTTATGTAATGAAGCATTTCAAGGTTGGTTTTGCCACCTAAAGAATCTAAATCCATTGCTAAACCTTCTTTATGAGCCGATGAAATTGCACCACCAATTCTTGAATTTAATTCTTCTGAACGATAAAAGCTGTTAATTCTAATAGGATGATCAACCCATTCTCTTAAAGGTTGAAATATTTTATCAGCAATAAGTTCCATATTTTCAATATGTTCTTTTTTAGGTTTATTTGAGATACCTAAACGTTTTGCAGTTTCAGAATGTGTAGCTTCCTTATAACTTATGTTTTCGCTTATTTTCTTCATACATTAAATACCATTTGTGAGTTGTGTACAGGATAGTAACTGTAAGTAGTATTATTTTTAATACCATATCAATATTTGTGAAACTCAACGTAAACGCTGAAAAATTAATTGCATACAATTTCATATCCTGTAAACTCATTATTTATCTTCTTTGATTTCTTCATATGACCCATCCTTTAGGTCTATGTTAATTTTACCATATTTTTCTTCTAATGATTTCTTACTTTCTTCTTGTTTAGAAATTTCATCAGCGTACATATGGTTTAAGCTATGTATTTGTGTGCTTAATAAACCAATATCGTGTTTAATAGCATTTAGCTTACCTTGTTGTTCTTGTAAATCTTTTAATTCTTCTTTTGTAATTTTTGACATTTTATTAATTTTATGATTAAGATATAAATATACTAATTTTTACATTTACATTCTTGCTTTAATAAATCTACTTCTGCTTTTAGTTCTTGTATTGCTTTCATTAAATAAACTACCATACCAGATGGATTAAATTGGTGTCTATCTTCTTTAGAAACATCATCATAAAGCAAAGGATATGCTTCTGGAAATTTATCTACTTCATTTTGAGCTATATAACCTTTTTGTTTTTCTTCTGCATCTTCTTGTTGATTAAAATGAAATTCTTTTGGTTTAATATCTTTAAATTTGTCTAAAATATTTTCATTCCAATTAGTTATATTTTTCTTTAATCTTTCGTCCGAACCTGTAGTGTTATACGAAGCAGTTAAATTACTATAACCTATAGTTCCACCATTCCCTTGTGAACCCACAAATTGAACGTGAGTACCTGCATATTGAGTAGATTTTATTTTAATATTTAGGGCTACGCCAGTGGCAGCACCAGTATTATTATTACTATAAAAATAATGTCGAGTATCAGTTTCAATACCAGAATTAAAGCCCATTCTACCGATAGAATCTATACGCATTCTTTCTGTATTGTTTGTGCCTGCTGTAGTACCTGCTGTATTGAAAGTTAAGGCATTAGTTGAGCCTGTTGAACCAGCACTAACTTCGTATGATATAGAGGCTTTAACTCCTGCTCCTGCTCCTGAACCATCTGCTGAATAAAAATCTATACCACCTACTTTATCTCCTACTGACCAATTTGAATCATTAGTTGTACTTCCTAAAGTTATTATAGACGTGTTTTTAACACCTTCTAAATTTAAAAGTGAATCAGGCGAATCAGTTCCTATTCCTACGTTTCCGTCCCCTCTAACTAAAAATTTAGATGAAGTTGATGCTTTAAGATTCATTAAATTAAAAGCAGAACTTGCAACTCTATCTGTTATAGCTTCATAAACTGTTCCTGTAAAACTTGCTCCTTGATTATATGCTAATATTGTATTTTGACTATTTGAAGAATCTCTAACATCTAATTTTCTGCTTGGCGTACCGCCTATTCCTACGTTTCCTGAATTATCTATACGCATTTTTTCACTACCATCAACTAAAAATTCAATAGTAGAAGAACCACTTACGCCACCAAAGTCTGCTGATATTTTTAGATTATCACTTGAGCCGTCTATTTTGTTTTGACCTAATTCAATAATACCTGTTGTTATATCTACATCTCCTGCAAAAGTTGCGTTTTGTGATGAATCTAATGTAAGTGCTAATGTATCTGCTTGACCTGCACCTCCACCAGTTCTAAAATGTAAATTTCCACTTCCTGCAGTTGCACCATATGCTCTTATTCTTAAACTATCTCCTGACCTATCTAATACACCTGCACTTGTTTTTGAAGTTGTTAAAGCACCTTTCCAAACTATTGCTCCATCTACTTCAAGTTTTTCGGTTAAAGAAGTTTCATTAATTCCTACGTTTCCATCACTATCAATCAGCATTTTTGCCCCATCATTTACTTTAAATTGCATAAAGTTATCTGTATGGTCATAATAAATTCTACCTACATTACCATCTGCTGCATCTGCAAAGTTTATTAAACTTGCTCCTGTATTTGAACCTTTTATATTTAAAGTTGCAGTTGAAGAATCTATTGTAACACTTCCTGCAAAAGTTGAATTACCTGTAACATCTAAAGTTCCTGCAACTACTGTATTTCCACTTGTAGCATTTACTGTAAACTTGTCTGTATTAATTGCTAAATCTCCTGTAAAGGCAGTATTTCCACTTGCTGCAGCTACTGTAAATTTATTAGTATTTACTGCAAAGTCTCCTGTTGAACTTAAATTAGTATTTGTTAATAAAGAACCATCTACTGTAATTGCACTTCCTGATTCAGAAACTATTGAATCTGCTATTACACTTGTTGATGACCATTTAGTTAAGTTTCCTGTAGTTCCTGTTCCGTCTACTTGGCTATGGTCTAATTTAGTCCATTGATTATTTGCTCCTGCAATAACCCAGTCTCCTACCGTCCAATTTGAAACACCATTTAATGTAGTAGTACCCCCAACGCTTACAACATAATAATGTCCTTGTGTTATAAAAGGACTATTATCTATTGTATATGCTTCTCCACTTAACATTATGTCAGCATCTAAAGAAAGTGTTGTATCGCTATCTACATTGGAAACTAATGCAGTTTGACCATCTACTTGATTTACTACTTGATCTCCTACTGTTACTGTACTTGTAAAAGAAGCAGAACTATCTACTAACTTATTTGCACTTGTTGAAGTTGTTGTTCCGTTTGCAGCTTCCCCACCACCATCGCTTAATACTGGCGAATTTGTATCTGCATCCCAAGAACCTATAAATCTTAAACCACCAGCTAATCCGTTTACTTGTGATTGTAGTTTTCCAAACCCTTCAACTATTGTATCTGTTGCTAAAACACTTGAAGCAGAAGGCGAAGTTAATCCTGTTAATACTTTACCTGTTACTGAATTATTATCTAATGTTACTGCACCACTTACATTGTTTGTACCATCAACACTTGATATTGTTCCAGTTGCTTGACCTGTTAAAGATAAATCTCTTGCAGTTTCCCAAGCTGTAGCTGTATCTGCATTTCCTGTAAGGTCTCCAGTTACATTTCCAGTTACATTACCTGTTACATTGCCTATTACTGCACCTGTGTGAGTACCTGCTGAATTACCTGTTAAATCGCCTGTAACGTCTCCTGTAACGTTTCCTGTTAGATTGCCTTGTACATTTACATTAATTTGATTAGGTAGCCCTAAAGTAACGCTTTGACCACTTACAACACTATCTATTTCGTTTGTAGTTCCTAAAATACTTAACGATTGAGTGTTTAAATTTACATCTCCTGTATTTGTGCCATCTGTTATGTCTAAATCAGAAGCAGCATCAAGTGTGTCAACGTAAGAAGTAGTTGCTACTTTTGTACTATTGTCTCCTGCACTTTGTGTTGTTGCTACAGAACCATTTGGTAATGTAACCCCTGCATTTGGAAATTGTAAACTTAATCCTTGATTTGAAGCACTTGATTCTATTTGATTTGCAGTACCTGTAATTGCGAATGTTTGTGTGTTTAAATTAACATCGCCAGTTCCACTATCTCCACTAAAATCTAAATCACTTGCAGCGTCTAAAGTATCTACATAAGATGTTGTAGCTATTTTAGTTGAATTATCTCCTGCTGTTTGTGTGATAGCAGTTGAATTGTCAGGTAAATTAACACCTGTTGAATCTAAAGATAATGTTAATGATTGACCAGAAGCTACTGTTGTGATTTCGTTAGTAGTTCCACCTATTGCAAATACTTGTGAATCTAAATCTATTTGACCAGAACCCGTATCGCCTGTAAAATCTAAATCTTCTATTGTAATTTGTGCAGCTACATAATCAATTATAGCAGCAGTTGTAGGTATTGTTGTATCGTTATCGTTATTTCCTATACCATCTGCAGCATCTACAAATTTGCTAATTGTAATGTTTTCCCCTGTATCTTTTAAAGAACCAAATTCAAGTATTGCAGTAACTTTAAAGTCTCCTGCAGTATTCATAAATACGCCACTTGCTAAACCAGAACCGTCTGTTAGCTCTTTTAAACTTGAAGTTAAGGCAGCATTATCAATAGTTTTGATTAGCCCTGAATAAGTATCTGATATTCTTGTGTTAAATAGACTTGCCATATTTTTTATTTTTTTCTTGTTTCTTTAAAAACGTTTTTAGTTTTTCTATATTTTTTTGTTTTGGTTTATATCTCATAGTACCCATCCGTTAAATAAAGCGTCATAATCTGGATATATATCGTCATTTGTATTGCTTGTATATTCAGGATAATCTGATTGATTAAACGCCATAAAATCAATAAAACGTCTTGAATAATATTCCATAAATTCACGAGCTTTATCTACTAAATAATCTACTTCATTTTTGCTTACTGTTTCGCTTGTTTCTGATCTATGTTTGAACACACCACCATTTTTTATAGCATAACTTGCAAATGGAATATAATATACTTGAGCTGCCCAAATTAACATTGGTTGTAAATAGGTGTTTAGTAATGTTTTATATTTAGCATTAGCTACGTCATCAATTTCTCCATTAGCTATTAATGTTGATATTTTATTATATAAGTCAGTTCCAGTATAGTTTTGTATATCTATTTCTTGTGCTATCTTGATAAACTGTATAAATTTATCAGTATCTACATTTCCATCTATTATGGAATTTCTAACAAGGTCGGTTCTATTTATGAATAATGCTGTTGCCATATTTTAATTTTTAAATCCCATTTTATCCCAATAAGCCTTTGTATAGCCTTTATACTTCATATTTTCAGGCGCTACAGGAACAAGTTTATTATTTACAGGAAATTTAAACCCTTTTGATTTTGCTTTACCTGATGTAACCAATGTTTTATCTCCTTCTTGTGTTAACATATATGTTTTACGAAACCATTTATGTTGACATCTTGCACCACCTTTGTAAAGCCAAATAGAATAAGTTGCAGCACCATTAACACCAAACCCTGCATTTACAGGTTGTTTACCCATTTTAATAATATCTTCTTTACGATATATTTTTTTAGCTCTAACCATAGCTTTGCAAAACTTTCTTCCATCTTGTTTTGTCTTTAGTGGTGCATATTGGTATCGTACTAAAAATTTCTCTTTACCTGTCTGTTTAGTTTGACCGTCTTGTTCTGATTCTCTTTTAGGATATGCTTTACCTGTTCTGACAAGATTTACAATTTTGTTTAATGTAGATATTTCAGGGGTATTTAATTCTTGTATTTTTTTGTCATATATATCATCTTTATCATAATCAACTTCCGATACATCAATTAAATCATAATCATCTAATAAATCTTCTTCATCTTGACCAAATTCACTTAATTGTGTTTCAATTTCTAAATCTTCTTTTGTTAATGGAATACAATTAGGAACTAAACGTCCTCCCTTTACTTTCATTCCATATTGCTCATATCCAGCTTGGCAAGGTTTCTTTAAGTCAATTTCATCGTGTGATTTACAAGGCATATACCATACTTTATCCCCCTCTTTGTGTTCGTGATGACCAGAACATCCCATTTTTTTAGCCTGTCTTTCTGCTTCTTCTTTAGTTTCATAAACCTCTAATCCGTCTATTTCTTTTAAATTAATAGACATTTTAATTCCAGTTTCTTCTTCAATTTCTTCATCTGTTTGTACACTACGATCAACATCAGTAAATTCTAATGGCTGTAACGTGATAAAGTATAGGTTTAAAGCAATATTATTATAAGCAAGTATATTATCAAAGGAATCTGTTAAAAGTTCCTGAAATGGTCTAATAACAGTATTATCCATAAGCAAGGATGCTGTTTTAATTTCATCTGCATTGTTCCCAAGACCTGTATTGTCTTTTATACCAAGTAACATTGGACTAACAACCCTATGAGCTACTAATACTTTACTTTGTGATTCGTCTGATAAAAATTGATATTGATTGTGAGCATCACTTAATTGAACTGGTGTTATTTCTGCTTGTGCTTCTTTATTGTCGTTAAATGATAATATAAATTTACCTGCATTACTTGTTCCACTAAATTTTTGTGCAATTCTTGCTTCAATAAGTTCTCTTTCTTGTGGATTAGGCGTTCCATTGTTAAAATTAATTAACATAGAAGGACTTAATCCATTCATTATATTGTTTAAGTGATAATTAGAGATTTCTTCTTCTAATTCTGCGTATTGTATGCCACCTTGATAATCTACAGGTGCATAATAATAAAAACCAGACTTATATGGCTTGATATAGTAGATTTCTATGTTTTCATTAGACATTCCAAAAGCTGGTATTCTTAATGGCTTGTCAGAAGGCTTTAATTTAGCCCAATCTTTAAAATAATAATACGCAGCTACTTCTCCTTCTTCATTACATTTTTCTGCTCGTAATGTTTCGATAGGCATATGTTCTATTTGTGCAATTTTAGTTCTGTCTTTAGAATAAATGACTTGTATAGCACATTGACCCATAAGTTTAAGGTCATAACAAAGTTTTCTTACAATATCTTTTTTAAATAATGTAATCATTTGAGCATACTGTTCTGGTTTTTTATTTGAATCAGTAGCTCCTAATCCTTTACCATAAATTTGTTGGCTTATACCATTTATACAAGCATTGTTTGTAGGACTTCCATTGTATCTGTCAATTAAGAATTGAAAATAATTATTATCTTCTCCATAACCTATCCATTCTTGATTTGGAACTTCTGTTACTTCAGGACTTGTATAGGTGCTTAAATTAACAAAACTAATTTCTGATTTAGAATCTTTTACAAATTGACCTAAACTATTT